TCCCGCCGCCTCCTGCTGCGCAACCGCGAGATCGAACGCTTCGAGGCGCAGTACGACGTCGGCATCTTCGAGCTCTGGGACCAGCTCTTCGGGCGTGGCGGCCGGGCTCCGCAGGCGCGGCATATCCGCGACCTCGTGGCGCTGGCCCTGGTGGGCGGGGGCATGTCCGACCGTGCCGCGGAGGACCTCGTGGCGGAATTGCCGCCTTCGGAGAACATGCGACTTCGCCAGATCGCGCAGCGCGTGCTCGGGGTGGCCTTCATCCCGGCGGTCCTCGGCGAGGGCAAAAAAAAAGTGGATGGATCGGGCGCGGACGAGAGCGCCCCGCCAGCCACTACGGCGCCCGCGAGCGGATCCTGAACATCTGCGGCGCCATGAACCGGCTGCCGGCAGAGATCCGGGCGCTGACGCCCGAAGAGACGTCACTGCTGGTCGCGGCCTGGAACGAGGCGCAGCGCGAGGCCTCGGGCGCGGTCGCGCCGCCAAGCGAGGAAGAGTACGAGGAGCTGGTGAAGCGATATGGCTGACGAAGAACTCGAGCGCATCACGATCCTCCTGCAGGCGCGGGACCGGGATTTTGCCCGCGCCATGGACCGCAACAACAAGCTGATCGCCAGGCTCCAGCGCGACGCGGGCCGGAACACCTCGAAGATGGCGCGCGACATCGACAGCAACCTGAGCAAGGCGGCGGCGAGCGTCGGCGCGCTCGGCAAGGCCTTCGTGGCGGGCGCCGCGGCCACGGCGGTGGGGGTGTTGACCTCGAACCTGACGCAGGGCGTGCGGGCGGTGGCCCAGATCGGTGACGAGGCGCGGCGCTCGGGGCTGGGCGTCGAGGCCTTCCAGGCGCTGGGTTACGTCGCGACCCAGTCGCGGATCCCGATCGATGCGCTGGTCGACGGCATGAAGGAGCTGAACCTGCGTGCCGACGAGTTCATCGTCACCGGCAAGGGGCCGGCGGCGGAGGCCTTCGCGCGGATCGGGCTCGGGGCGGCGGATCTCGAGCGCAAGCTCGAGGCGCCCGAGGAGCTGCTGCTCGAGATCATCGGGCGGATGGAGGATCTCGACCACGCCGCCCAGATCCGGGTGGCCGACGAGGTCTTCGGCGGCACGGGCGGCGAGCGCTTCGTCGAGCTGCTGGCGCGCGGCGAGGACGGCATGCGCGCGATGATGCAGGAGGCCCGCGAGATGGGGTTGGTCATGGAGGCCGAACTGGTCGCCAGGGCGCAGCGCATCGACGCGGAGTTCTCGCGGCTCATCGAACGCTCCTCGACCTGGGCCAAGGGGCTGGCGGTGGCGCTGGCGGATCTGCCCTTCGACGTGGTCGAGACCCGCCTGCGGGAGATCTTCCCCGACGAGGGCGAGGGCCGGGCGATCCTCGGCGACGAGATCTACGACCGGCTCTCCGAGGTCACGGACCTGGCTGACGAGCAGGTCGAGGGGCTGCGGCTCCTCGCTGCGGAGTATAGCCGCCTCGGTGAGGAGGCGGACCGGCTGCGACCGTCGCTCGACCAGGCGGTGCTCTCGCTCGACGGGCTCGAGGAGAAGGAAGCGGCGGCCGCGATCATGGCAGCGCGGGAGCGGATGGTGGATCTGAATGACGGTCTGCAGGATGGGACCATTGGGGCGGACGACTTCCGGATAGGCATGCTCGAGGCAACAGAGCAGGTGGAGGAGGCGCTGGCAGGGCTCGAGGACATCGATCGAGTGAGCTTCTCGGGCGTGATCTCGCAGGTGGGCGCGCTGGCCCGCTCGCTGGTCAAAGTTGCGGCGCTGGCCGCAGACGTCAACCGCACCCTGCCGGGCGGCACGCTCGAGACCACGCCCATGCCCGGGGAGCCGGTGGCGGCCGAGCTGCCGCCCGGGCGGTATGCGCCGACCAGCTCGCCGCGGCCGCAGATGCCCGGCGTCGACTTCAGCTTTGGCGTGCCCGACGCGCCAAAAGGTGGCGGGGGCGGCGGCGGATCGGAGAAGCAGAGCGACTGGGAGCGCGAGCTCGAGCGCACCCGCGAGGAGATCGCGCGGCTCGAGGCCGAATCCGCCTCGCTCCTGGTGGTGGCCGAGTACGGCACCGAGCTCGGCGATGCGATGGAGTATGCGCGCAAGCGCGCGGAACTGCTCTATGCAGCACAGCAGTCGGGCCTCGAGATCACGCCCGAGCTGACCGCGCAGATCGACGAGCAGGCCATGGCCTGGATGCGCGCCTCGCTCGAAGCCGACGCTCATGCCGACCGGCTCGAGCAACTGCAGGACCGGGCCGAGCGCGGCGCGGACGCGATGACGGATCTCTTCATGAGCATCTTCGATGGCTCGATGTCGGCCAGGGACGCGGTGCTGCAGCTCATCGCCGAGATCCTGCGGGCGCAGGCGATGCAGGGGGTCAGCACGCTGGCGGGTGCCGGGGGCGGCGTGACCGGCTGGCTGGGCGGTCTGCTCGCCAATGCCAGGGGCAACGCCTTCTCCACTGGCTCCGTGGTGCCCTTCGCCAAGGGCGGGATCTTTGACAGCCCGACCTACTTCCCGATGGCGGGCGGCCGTACCGGCGTGCTGGGCGAGGGGCTTGACGACGAGGCGATCCTGCCCCTGCGGCGGGGTTCGGACGGCAAGCTCGGGGTGCGGGCGCAGGGCGGCGGCAAGGGTGGGAACATCACGCTCAACCCGGTCTTCCAGGTCGATGCCCGCGGCGCGCAGCGCGGGGCGGCGGAGGAGTTCGCGATGCAGCTGCGCCGCGCCTATCCGCAGCTCATGCAGGATGCGGTGAAGGCGGTGCGCAAGGAAAGCCTGGAGAACCGCTTCTCATGAGCGTGGACGTCTATGCCTGGCCACCGGTCTCGCTGACCGGCTGGTCCTGGACCATCTCGGATCCGGTGGAACGCAGTGAGTCGCTGCTGACCGGCGCGTCCTACCTCTCGGCGGCGCAGCGCCGCCGGCGGGTGGCGACGATGGATATCTCGGGGGTGAGCCACAACCGGATGGGCGCGGGCTACATGGAAAGCCTCAAGGCCTTCCTGCAGGGTGGGCTGAACCTGGTGCGGCTCCGGTCGATGCCGATCTCGCTCATCACCCGTCACAGCGTCGAGGACCGCCAGTCGGTGCCCATGCTGTGGTCCGACGGGGGTGACGCTCTCGACTGGACCGCCGGCGGGGCCGAGCTGCTCTGGTACTCCGGCACCATCCTGACCGGCACCACGGGCACCGATGCGGCGGGATTCGCGACCGTGACCGTCGAGGGTCTTCCGGCGAACGCACTGGTGGCGCGGCCGAGCGAGTTCCTGACGATCTTCGCCAACGCGGACGATGCCGTCGGTGTCACGGTGCGGATCGTCACGGCGGCCGTCTCCGACGCCAGTGGCGTCGCGGTGGTGAGGGTGTTCGAGAGCCCCGGCGCCTTCACCGGGGCGCGCGTCAACCTCGGCACCTGTGACACCGCCGTGTTCCGCCCGGTCGACATGCCGACGCCGCCGCAGATGCTGGCGTCTGACTGGATCTACACCTGGGAGTTCCGCGAGGTCTTCGCGGAAGAGGTGGGCGGCTTCGTGGAGATCGCCCCGTGGTGATCGCGCGCCAGATCCATCCCGACACGCTGGCGGCCATCAGCAACCCCGCGGGCTTCTTCCCCATCGTGCTCTTCTTCGTCGACTGGCCCGAAGATCCGTTCCACGCCCACACCAACCTCGGCACCGTCAGCTGGGACGGACACGACTGGACTGGTGTCGGCAAGATCGCGGGGCTGTCGCTGCCGGGCGACGGGGTGGGCATGGCTGCGCAGGAGGCCTCGCTGTCGCTGCTGGGGCTCGGCGATGAGCTCGACGCGCATCTCGATGTCGATGCACGGGATCGCGAGGCGGTGATCTACTTCGGCGCTGTGACCGCGTGCGATGGCGACACGCTTGTGGGGGAGCCGTTCCCGATCTTCACCGGCACCATCAACGGTCTGCGCGACCTCACCGAGGCCAATGCCATCGGGCGCACCCGAGGTGTGCAGGTGCCGCTGTCGTCAGGCCCGTCGCAGCGGGCCCGTTCGACCGCCTACCACAGCTTCGAGGATCAGGCGGCGAACCACCTCGGCGATACCGCCGGGCGGCTGCTGATCAACACCGACCGCGAGGGGCTGCGGCTCAGATGGCCGGCGTGATCACGGCTGCCGAGGTGCTCGATGCGGCCTTTGACGAGATGGGCGGGCCGTTCGGCTGGGAGGGGCAGAGTGATTGCAGCGCCACCGCCTGCGCGGCGTGGCGGAGATTGACCGGGATAGACCTGATGGCGGGCCTGCGCGGCCTCTATGCGAACCGGGCAGAGGCTCTGGCGCTTATCAGGTCTCGGGGCGGATTCACCCCCATGTGGCGTCTCCAGGCGGCGTCGTGGGGCCTGAGAGAAGGCCGCGAGGCAACCGGGGCAATCGGCGTCATCCATGTTGACGGCGAGCGATACCGCGTTCTCGGCCTCTGCATGAGGCCGGGGCTGTGGGTGGCGAAATCACTAACCGGCGCGGCGGTCTGTCCCGCGACCGTGGAGGCTTGCTGGAATGCGTAAGTGGCTGCTGATCACGACGGCGATGGTCGCGGTGAGCTTTGTTCCGTCGGAGGCGCAGGCCGAACCGATTACCGCGGCGATTGCGGCCGTTGCGGGGTGGTGGACTGCCCTTGGGGCAACCACGCTCGGCACGCTCGCCCAAGCGGCCATCCAGCTGGGCGCGGGGCTGCTGCTCACCGCTGCGACCGTCCGCACTCCGAGTCAACAGGACCTGAAGCGCGAGTTGACGCTCCCCACCGCGCGGCCCGCCAAGCGATGGGTTTACGGCCACTTCGCCACCACCGGCACGCCGGCACCGTGGCGGGTGAAGGGGAGCCGCCTGCTCGGCTGCATCCTCTTCAACTCGCGGCCCTCGGCCGGGACCAACCTCACCTTCACCATCGACGGGCGCGAGTGCGTCTTCGCCGAGCGGGTCACCGGAACCGAGCTCACCGACCCGGGCGATTGGCAGAACCTCTTCGACTTCGCCTCCGAGGGCGAGCTGGTGAAGATCAAGGAGAAGTTCCCGGACTGGGATGCAAACGAGACGCAGGCGCTGTTCTGGCTTGGCCTTGGCGACCAGGCGGCGCCGCCCGCCTACTTCACCGACAACTACCCCGAGTACTTCAGCGCCACGGACGCATGGCGCGGGCAGACGGTGCTCTGGGTGAGCCTTTCCGCTGGCGGCTCGGTCAGCAAGCGCCCCAAGCGCTGGCCCAACGTGCCGCCGCAGATCGAGCTCGACATGGACTGGTCGATGGTCTGGGACCCGGAGGATGTAGCGCAGGACCCGGACGATCCGGACACCTGGACCTTCAGCGACAACCAGGCGCGCTGCCTGCTCGACGCGGTGCGCTTCAACCCGGTGCGCGCCTACGGGCCGGGGCAGATGGTGCTCTCGTCCTTCACCGACGCTGTGCCGCTGGCCGATGAGCCGGTCACGCGGTGGCACGACAGCGTCGACGCCGGCGAGACCGTCACCGAACCGCGCTACCGGGTGGCAGGCGTGGTCGACTGGACCAAGGGGGAGCTCCTCGACCTGCTGCAGCCGCTCGCGGCGGCGGGGGCAGGGCAGCTTGCCGTGGCGGGCGGCCAGCTCTCCTACATCCCCGGGGCCTACCAGGCGCCGGTCTACACCATGACCGACATCCTTGCCGACAGCGCCGTCGACTTCCAGCGCCTCGCCTCGCGCCGGGAGGTGCCCTACGCCCTCAAGGGGACCTGGACCGCGGCGGAGCGTTACTACGAGACCGCCGAGCTCGAGCCGCGGCTGGTCGCGGGCGGTTCCACCAGCGCCGACGACATCGAGGAACTCGCGCTGCCGCTGGTCCCGAGCGGCACGCAATGCCAGCGCATCGTGAAGATCGAGGCCGGACGCCGGGCCGCGCAGAAACGGCTGAGCTGCACCCTGCCGCCCTCGGCGATCGCGCTGGTGCCGGGGTCTTCGCTCACCGGGGCGTTGGCCTCGCCCTTCACCCGGCTGAACGGGGGGTGGCAGGTCGAGGAGGCCAACCCCGGCGTCTGGCTGCAGGACGGCGAGAACGGCAAGGTGGCCTTCCGGGTCCCGGTGACGCTGCGGGAATATAGCGCGGAGATCTTCGACTGGGATCCCGAGACTGATGAGCAGGAGATTCTGAGCCAGGACCTCTCCAGCGACGACGTCGAGCTCGGCACTGTCGAAGGACTCGGCGCCACCACCGTGGAGCTCGACAGCGGCGGCGCCGTTGTGCTGATGGTCGAGTTCAGCTTCGATGCCATCACCGACTACGTGGTCGACGAGTACGAGGTCGGCTGGCGCGAGGAGGGCGAGACCATCTTCGTGCCGCTCCCCGACATCCCCGACAGCGCGATCGAGACCAGCACCGTGGTCGGGCAGTTCGGGCCGGTGGCCTTCGGCAAGAGCTACGACCTGCGGGTCCGCGCCATCGGCCCCAGCAGCGAAGGGCTCTGGTCCTATGCCCTCGGCATCGTCGCGGGCCTGCAGGTCAGCGGCGCCAGCGCGTCCCTCGGCGGGCCTGGCGAGCTGACCGTGAGCGGCACCGCGCCCGACAACGGCTATTACGACGGGCTGCGGCTCTACCGGGCAGCGGTGGGCGAGGAGTTCGGCGACGCCATCGAGGTGGCTGAGGACGACACCACGCCCGCGGGCAGCCCTTTCGCGATCACCTTCCCCGGGCTCGCGCAGGGGCCGGGCGCTTTCTGGATCGTGCCCTACACCACGACCGGCACCGACGGCACGCCTTCGGCGCTCGGCACCTTCACCATCACCTGAGAGGTCCCATAGATGGCTGCACCTGTTTACGCTCTCCCGATCAGCGGGACGGGTCCCAAACGCACGACCAAGGCGCTTCACGATGCGGCGATGCAATCTGTCATCAATGCGCTCTACTCCGAGATTGGCGCTATCGCGACCTCGCTTAGCGCCGCCGGGCAATTCGATGCGAGCGGCGGATCCTTTCCCAGTGGGGCCGTGCGCGGCACCTACTACATCACGAGCGTGGCCGGCACTGTCGACGGTGAGACCTTCGCCGTTGGCGACTGGCTCCTGCCGCTGACGAATGACGCAAGCACCAGCACATTCGATGAGAACTGGACGCGAGGCGACTATTCCAAGGTCATCGCCACGGTCTACGACACCCCGGCTGCTCTCATTCTTTCCCTTGAGGTCTCCCGCGGGCCGGGGGCGCTCTGGAGCACCAAGAGTGGCCTCCACTATCAGGAGGTCACCACCGGGGAGCACCTCACCACCGCTGGTGGCGCGAAGCTGAAGGCCCTCCCCAACGCAGACGGGTGGATCACCACCACTCAGCTCGGGTGCTACCAGGACGGGGTCACCGACGACTACGACGTCCTTTCCACGGTCATCGGACAGGGTTACGACGTCCTCTTCACCGGGATCTGCGCTTTGAGTGGGGGCCTCCACCTCACCACCGACGGCCAGCGTGCGCATGGGGTGATGAAGCAGACCTGCGGAACTCGAGCCACCGTGGAGGATCAGGAGTTGGGTCTGCAGATCGGGCACATCACCCCTCACGCGGCAGGGAACTCCATCCGGCATCTGTCGATGGATGGGCGGCGGACCAACGAGACCAGCTGGGAAGGCGGCGCCCTATCTGCGCGATCCAGCGGGATCTACCTGCGCAGCACCTCGTCGGACTGCGTCATGGAGGATCTCGACATCAAGAGCTTCACGCGCCACGGGATCTGCGTGCTGGGGACCGGTCACCGCATCCACAATGTCAAAGTCGACGACTGCGTCGCTGACAGCATCGGGATCGGGTCCGGGCAGGAGGCGTCCAACGTCACCCGGAATATCCGCCTTACGGCACTCACCCTTGGAACGTCACACTTCCGGGGAGGCGTAGAGGTCAACGACGGATGCCACAATATCTGGGTTGAGGACGTCGAGGTCACCGGGTCGTTCTCGAATGGCGAGAGCATCTTCGCGGTCAATGATCACGGGCGCACCGGGGAAAGCAATTCCCGCATCACCTTCAAGGGGCTCAAGGTGAACCTCGATACCTACCAGGACAACGTCATCCTGTTCGCCATCGTGAGCACCGAAGTTGAGGAGGCCCTGGTCCACACCGACATCGTGATCGACGACGTCACGGCAGCGAATGTTGGGGTGGGCTTCGTTATCAACGGCGACATCGACCGGGTGAAGATCGACCGGGTGAACCTCCCCAACGCCCGGCGCTTCATGAATACGAACGGGGACAGCGCAACGCGAACCGTGAAGAACGTGACGGTGACCAAGTGCAGTTTCAAGCTGCAGCCGGGGGTCTCGAGCGGTGGCGGCATTCGCCCGCAGCACACGATTGGGCTCACCATCGACAATTGTCACTTCGAGGATGCGCAAGGCAGCGTCATGGAAATCATCACCGGCTGCGACCGCATCAAGTTCACCAACAACACGATGGTGAACTGTGCGTCCAATGGCACCGCCAACTGGATCACAACGCGCAGCAGCAACACCAATTACCCTCCTGCTGATAAGGGTGTGCTCCAAATCACCGGCAACACGTTCCAGGACGACAACGGGAACATGGCCTACGCAATCCGCGTCGCGCAGTCCTGGAAGTTTGGGGTGATCACCGGGAACCAGATCATCGGTTACAGCGCGGCGCATGGTGACATCCTTGCGACCGACGACGCGCAGACGAACTACCAGGTCATCGAGAACAATCCGAGTCTCGTGGCGGCGTAGCAGCACCCCCGACCCGTGCTGCCACGCGGATCAGGGGCTGTTTGAGGTCCTCGCGATCCGGTCGGCACGCTGTCTGGGAGTTGACTGAAAGTGAGGCCACCGGTTCTGCACGGGCTTGCGCATGCCGGTGGCCACCACAGGGCGCACAAAGGGTGAGCCCCCTGTGGCAGAGCACGATCTGGTGCGCTCTGCGCTCCGGGCAAATCACGAGTTTCGGACAGTACAGACCGGGGTGGACATGGGAGACAGAAACATGACCGGCGACGAGTTCCCGAAGTCCAGAAGCGGTCGGTTGATCGAGCTGGGCAAGATTATGGGCGCCATCGCTGCCATCTTCGGCGCCACCAGCCTGATATGGGGTATGACCTTCGGGCCGCTCCGGGAGGCATACCTGATGATCGGCGATTTCGTGGACCGCTTCGCGCGGCTCGAGGTTACCGTCGCCGAGCTTCAGCAGGAGGTCGCGCGGGCCAATGGCGAGGACCGGGTCATCCGGCAGATACAAGGCCAGAGCTACATTCGCGAGCCGGTAAAGCAGGGCGACAACGTGGTGATGACCATGGTGGCGGCGCGCACGAAGCTCGGGGTCGACTGCCGCCTCACCGACTGGACGCCGATATTCACAGACGAGCTCAACATCCCGACGCCGGGGCAGCGGCTGAATGCGGGTCGCGCGCCCCGGCAGCTCAACGACGACACGCAGACCCTGCGTATAGAGATGATCCCTCCGGCCATCCTCCGGCCCGGGCGGATCACGGTCTACCTGACGCTGACCTACCAGTGTCCGACCGAGAACGGCACGACCACCGTCCAGGACCGCACGGACACGCTGGCCTATCAGCTCTTGCCTGCCGGGTGAGGGTGCGGATGCAGCGTCAGGGGATTGATGTGACGCGGTGTAGGTTGGGAAACCGGTCAGGCTGCGTCCGCCGGACCACTTCAACGCAGATCATTAATTCGCGCAAGTGACGCACCCTCAGGGTTGCGCCGCTTTGCGCCGACCGCCCCGCCTCGTGCGGGGCTTTTTCATGGGAGAACACCATGCGCACCATCACGGAAATCATCGTGCATTGCACGGCAACGCGGGCCGACTGGATGGCGGGGTACCCGACCGGATCGAAGGTGGCCGAGGTCAAGGCGTGGCACCTCGCACGCGGCTTCAGCGATATCGGCTATCATTTCCTGATCGACCGTGACGGCACGGTGGCCCAAGGACGCCCGCTCGAGCTGATCGGGGCCCACGTCGCGGGGCACAACACAGGCACCATCGGCATCAGCCTCTTCGGCGGCTTCGGCTCCACCGAGGTGGATGACTTCTTCGACAACTTCACGGCGGAACAAGACGTCTCAGCTCGCACGCTGATCGCGGATCTGCGCGCACGCTTTCCGGCGATCAAGCTGGTCACCGGTCATAACCAGTACGCCGCGAAGGCCTGCCCGGGGTTCCAGGTGTCCGAGTGGCTGGGCGAGACCATCGTGGTGAATGCGCCGGGACGCGTCACGGTGCGCCGCGGCTCGCGCAGTGACGACGTGCGCGTGCTGCAGGAGACACTGTCGCTGCGCGGCCATGCGCCGGGCCAGGCGGACGGGATCTTCGGCGGCATGACCGAGGCCGCGGTCAAGGCGTTCCAGATGGGGCAGGGGCTGACTACCGACGGGATCGTCGGGCCCGTTACCTGGGGCGCACTGCTGGGGGCCGCTTGATGGCGTGGCTCGGTCGCAAGCTTCGCTCGATCAAGGGCGGGATGGTGGCGTTCATGTGCCCGGGCTGCCGGATGATGCACCAGGTCGGGGTGGGCGAAGGGACCGGCCCACGGTGGGGTTACAACGGCAACCCGGACGCGCCGACCTTCTCGCCGTCGATAAAGGTCTCGGGCACAGAGCGGCTCACCGATCAGCAGCACGCTGCGATCATGCGGGGCGAGCCGTTCGAGCCGAAGCCGCTGCTCTGCCACAGCTTCGTTCGGGATGGCCGCATCCAGTTTCTGAGCGACTGCACCCACGCGCTGGCAGGGCAAACCGTCGATCTCCCGGACCTTCCTGCCGACTGATGCTCGGCCTCCCCATTACCGACTGGCGCTTGGCGCTGGTCCTCTCCGCGGCTGTGTGCCGCCTATCCTCGAAAGGACAAGACCATGGACGACGTAAAATCCTTCCTCGCCTCGAAGACCATCTGGGGCGCCGGCATTGCCATCCTGCCGCAGGCGCTCTCGATCTTCGGGATCGAGGTCTCGGCGGAAGACGCTCAGGGGATCGCAAGCCACGTTGATGCGATCATCACCTCGGTCGGCGGGCTCATCGCGATCTACGGCCGCGTGATGGCGAGCAAGAGCATCAAGACCAAGGCGTGGCAAAAAAACTGACCAAAAAATCACGAGGTACTCAAGTCGAGCTGAGCACCTTGCCCTGTGGGCGGCG